GGGAATAATAGTGGGCAGCTTTCAACAGTCGTCGATAACACTCTGATGGTTGTGTTGGCAATGACATATTCTCTGATGTGCTTAGGTTACCCAGAAGAAGAACATGATGATGTGTGCAAGTTTTTGGTAAATGGAGACGATTTGCTTGTGGCCTTTCATCCAGATCATGAACATATAGCGGGTAAATTGAGCGATCTCTTCAAACAAATGGGCCTTAAATATACATTTGATACCAGAACAGAAGACAAGAAAGAATTGTGGTTCATGTCCCACAAAGGATTAATGCTGAATGGTATGTTCATACCTAAGTTAGAGGAGGAAAGAATCGTTTCTATTTTAGAATGGGATCGTTCGAGTGAACCAGCACATAGGCTTGAGGCAATTTGTGCGGCTATGGTAGAATCATGGGGCTATGACTGGTTAACGGAAGAGATTCGGAAATTCTACAGTTGGGTTTTAGATAAAGAGCCATATAGTGAAATCGCCAAGCAAGGAAAAGCTCCTTACATCTCAGAGATGGCATTGAGGAAGTTGTATACATCTAAAGATGTCTCAGAAGGTGAAATTCTACGATTTCTTAATAGCTTCGAAGAAAGATATGTTGAAGAAGACGAAGATATCAGGGTTTTTCATCAAGGAGATAGGATCATTGATGCTGGCGAAGACAAGGAGAAAAAGGATAAGGCAAACCCAAAAGTGGGAGCAAGTGGATCTGGGGACAAGAAAGACGACGATAAAGGACAAATGGTTCCTAAGAATGATAGAGACATTAATGCAGGAACAACAGGAACGATCGCAGTACCTAAACTCAAAGCGATATCAAATAAAATGAAAGTTCCTCAATACAAGAAGAAAAATTCCATGAATTTGGAGTTTCTTCTAACTTATTTGCCTGAGCAAACAGAAATTTCAAACAAGAGAGCAACTCATAGTCAATACGAATCATGGTATGAAGGAGTTAAAACTGACTATGATGTTTCAGATTCCGAAATGGAAGTTCTGCTAAGTGGTTTGATGGTTTGGTGTCTTGAGAATGGTACATCACCAGATTTGAATGGTATGTGGACAATGATGGACGGAGATGAACAGAGAGAGTATCCAATTAAACCATTAATTGAACATGCAAAGCCAACTTTTAGACAAATAATGCACCATTTCAGTGATGTTGCTGTCGCATACATTGAAATGAGAAACACAAAGAGTCCATACATGCCAGGGTATGGATTAAAGAGAAACCTGAGAGACCGTAGTTTGGCGTGTTATGCTTTTGATTTTTACGAGATGACTTCTAGATCTCCAGAAAGAGCTAAAGAAGCACATCTTCAAATGAAAGCAGCGGCTCTCAGAAACTCTAAGACTAGGCTACTTGGTCTTGATGGCAGTGTTAGTGGCAAGGAAGAGGACACGGAGAGGCACACGGTTGAGGATGTCAATCGCAACATGCACACTCTTTTGGGTATGCAAGGTATTTAATGTGTCTCGGTATTTATAAATTACTATAATAAGGATAAGTTTGTAACATTTCCTATTATGTGTGTTTTCAATTCCCGGTAGTTTCCTTACCTTTCGGTTTATGCTATAGCTAAGTAAGCTTAGTTTACAATGGAATTGATTAGGGATGTTCTACATCGTTCTTTTTCATTGTAATTCTAAGTATGCTTATGCATATTCTCGACCTGTTTTTAAGTGTCTTGAATGAGTGATGTTGTACATCGTTTCAAGCCATTTATCTACAGCAAGAGACAAAAAAAAAA